TGTGTTAGTAGCACTACCACAGCCTGAAGATAAGTTTGAGGGTACAAACATCCTTAAAACTGAAAAAGCCAAGCAGCAGGACCATATTATGTCTATTATCGGCCTAGTAGTCGATATGGGGTCTGGCGCGTACGCGGACAAAGAACGTTTCCCCGATGGGCCTTGGTGCAAAGAAGGTGATTTCGTCATGTTCCGCATGAACTCGGGTACTAGATTCACTATTGCGGGTATTGAGTATCGGCTTATGAACGACGATTCAATAGAGGCCGTTGTGGATGATCCCACAGGTATTCAGAGGGCATAATCATGGCTTTTCAAAAAGTAGAGTTTGAGTTTCCAGATGAGGAATCGACAGTTGTTGATATCGAAGATACGAACGCAGTTGAAATCGACATTTCTGGCAAGAAGACTAAAGAAGATTTCGTGGAAGATACACGTAGCAAGGATAAATCTAAGCGTAAGGTGGACCCTGTTGAAGACGAACTTGAAATTGAGGTGGTTGACGATACTCCGAAAAAAGACCGGAATCGCAAAGCGTCAGAACCCCCCGATGATATTACTGACGAGGAACTGGGAGACTATTCAGAAAAAGTCCGCAAACGAATCCAACACTTTAGCAAAGGTTATCACGATGAACGCCGCGCTAAAGAAGAGGCTTTTAGGCAAAGTCAAGAGCTTGAGCGAGTTACGCAACAGCTTATGGACGAGAACAAAAAACTAAAAGGCAACGTCAACAAGAACCAAAGTGCGTTACTTGAACAGGCCAAGAAGAACGCCGCGAACGAGACCGCAAGTGCTAAACGTGCATATAAAGAAGCCTATGAATCCGGTGACTCAGACGCTGTACTTGAAGCACAAGAAAAGTTAACATCTGCTAAGTTAAAGGCTGATAAGTTAGCAAATTTTAAGGTGCCTGCTTTACAGGAAGAAGAAACTCCTGTACAGACTCAACCAGAATCCGCCCCGACACCACAAGTCGATACTCGGGCTGCTGATTGGCAAAAGGCTAATTCGTGGTTCGGTCCCGACGATGAGATGACAAGTTTAGCGTTGGGGTTGCATAATAAACTTGTCAAACAGGGCGTAAGTCCGCAAAGCGATGAATACTACGAGACAATAGATACTCGTATGCGTCAAGTATTCCCCGATAATTTCGAGGATGCTGAACCGAAGCGAAAAACATCAGTGGTTGCTCCCGCAACGCGGAGTACAGCACCGAAAAAAGTGACTTTGACGAGAACTCAAGTCCAACTCGCTAAACGGTTAGGGTTAACCCCACAACAGTACGCCAAACAGGTTGCATTAGATATGAGGAATAACAATGGCTGAAAATCGCCTAGACCGTGAGCTTGATGCTCGTGATAAAAAAGTACGTAGAAAAGCGTGGACGCGCCCAGAGACTTTACCGTCTCCAAATCCCGAGGCTGGCTATGACTTTCATTGGGTCCGTGTAAGTACACAAGGGCAGATTGATGCCACCAATGTTTCCTCAAAACTAAGAGAAGGTTGGGAGCCATGTCTGGCTAAAGACCACCCTGAAATTACTATGGTTTCTATTGAACAAGAACGGTTCAAGGAGAACGTAGTTATAGGTGGTCTTTTGTTATGTAAAGCTCCAACTGAAATGGTCGAAGAGCGTAATGCTTACTATTCTGAGCATACAAACGCGCAGATGCGATCCGTGGATAACAACCTTATGAGAGAAAGTGACCCACGTATGCCGTTATTTAATGACCGCAAATCGAAGGTTACTTTCGGCAAAGGAACTTAATTTAGGAGCTTATAATGGCTTATCCTACAGTTGACGCCCCCTACGGGCTGAAGCCGGTAAATTTGATTGGAGGTCTTCCCTTTGCAGGGGCGACACGACAATTACCTATCGCCAGCAATTACGGCACCAGCATCTTTAACGGTGATGTTGTCGAACTAAACGCTAACGGCACCGTTATCATTACTACTACAGCAGGCCAAGCAGCAAACGCTGTTGTTCCCGGTCTTGTTGGGGTATTTCTTGGTTGTCGGTACACAGACCCAACCTTGGGTTATGAATTGTACAGCCAACATTATCCTGCAAATACAGTAGCAAATGATATTGTTGCGTACATCAGCGATGACCCCCACGCACTTTACAAAGTTGTAAGTGTAACAGCTGCTACCGCAGACAACGCTGCTGGCGGGTTGCTTCCAGCGTTTAAAACACGCGCAGTTGCAGGCCCACCCAAGAACGCAGTGCTCGTACTAAATACGGGTGTACTTGCTACGGGTAATAGCCGCATGGGTTGTTTCGCAAACAGCGTCACTACCTCGCTTCCGCTAACTGTCGTAGATGTAGTTCCTGACACTGCAAATGCTGCAGGTACGGGCTTCATTGAACTTATCGTTAAGTTCAACGTTGGGTATCATCGCTATAACGGCCAAGTCGGCGTATAAGGGAGAATAACCAATGGCTATTTCACGCGCACAGTTACTTAAAGAACTGCTTCCCGGCCTAAACGCCTTGTTTGGTCTGGAATACGCAAAGTACGGTGAAGAACACACCGAAATCTTTGAAACCGAAACTTCAGATCGTTCCTTCGAGGAAGAACTGAAATTGAGCGGATTTTCTGCTGCACCTGTTAAAGACGAAGGCTCTGCCATCGAATATGACAATGCACAGGAAGCATGGACTGCTCGCTATACACACGAAACAGTGGCAATGGGTTTCTCAATCACTGAGGAAGCTATTGAGGATAACTTGTATGACTCCTTGTCATCGCGTTATACTAAAGCACTGGCTCGCGCTATGGCGTACACCAAACAGGTTAAAGCTGCCAACATCCTCAATACTGGATTTGCTGGCCCAACCTACGGTGATGGTCAGACGCTCCTGTCTACTACGCACCCACTAATTTCTGGTGGCGTAAACTCAAACCGTCCTGCAATTGCTGCTGACCTTAATGAAACTTCCTTGGAAGCGGCTATTATTCAGATTGCAGCTTGGACTGATGAGCGCGGACTGTTGATTGCTGCACAACCTAAGAAACTCGTAATTCCACCAGCACTGCAATTCGTTGCAACTCGTCTGATGGAAACCGAGGGTCGTGTAGGCACTGCAGACAACGACATCAACGCGCTACGCGCTAACGGCTCAATTCCGGGCGGTTACACTGTCAACCACTACCTGACAGACGTAAACGCATGGTTCTTGATGACTGATGTACCTAACGGTCTGAAGCACTTTACACGGGCAGCTATGGCTACCTCTATGGATGGTGACTTCGACACAGGTAACAGTCGTTATAAGGCCCGTGAGCGGTATTCGTTTGGTGTGTCTGATCCGCTGGGTATCTACGGTTCACCCGGAGCGTAAAACACGTTACTATTACGTTAAAGTAGGGGCAGCTTCGGTTGCCCCTTTCTTTTTGTTTAGTATAGTGTATTGTACGCGCATCCCTGACAAACACACAATGTGTTTGACACTAGCCACGACAGGAGAATCATATGGCTAATACAACCTTTTCAGGCCCAATTCGGGCAGGTAATATTAGAAACACTACAGGTACAACTATAGGCACTGACATTGCTAACGTAGGTTACGTTGTAATGTGTCAAGATACAGTACAAAGTCTTGCAGGTGGCGCTCTTGCAGCGTCTGTAACAGACATTGTTATCCCTGCTAACTCTAAAATCGTTAACTGCATTATTGATCTTGTAGCTGCGGCTAACACCACTACCAACATCAGTGTTGGCGAAGTAGGTGGTAACGCTAATACAATTATTAACGCAGTTGCATCAGGCACTACTGTCGGTATCAAGGCTCTGGGCATTGGCGGCGGTGGAACCTTGGAGTGGGGCAACATTGGAACTTCAGACAAGCGTTTAACCGTAACATCTTCTGCTGCTACTAACGCAGGTTCTGTTCGTATTACAGTAATGTATGCACAGGCTTACAACACTGTCATTCGTCCATAAGGAGTGAGTAAATGGCTGGTAATTCAGTACGAGCATTTAACTTTGCTGTAGGCGATACTGCTGCCATTGTTGGCCCTAGTCGTACGCGTATCTTGGGAGTGCTAGTTAACGCTGCTGCTGCCTGCGCGTTTACACTACGTAACGGTAGTAGCACAGGTGAGGTGCTTTTGGACCTTACACTGCCTACAGGTTGGAACGATGTATATATTCCTGCAGATGGCATACTAGCAACTAACGGTTGTTTTGTGGCAGCACTTACTGGGGCAGGAAATAAAATAACCCTGATACTGGAGTAATTCAGTGCGGTCATATTTTAAAAAAGGTGGGGGAGTAAAATCCCCCGCTTGGACACGTAAGGCAGGCAAGAGTGAGTCCGGTGGACTCAATGCAAAAGGCGTTGCCAGTTACCGAAAGGCCAATCCCGGCAGTAAGTTAAAAACTGCGGTTACTACCAAACCCAGCAAACTTAAAAAAGGGTCTAAGGCTGCAAATCGGCGTAAGTCGTTCTGCGCCCGTATGTCGGGCATGAAGAAACGTAACACAAGTTCTAAGACGGCTAACGACCCTGATAGCCGCATCAATAAAAGTCTACGTAAATGGAATTGTTAGGATAGCACATGGACGATATGAAAAAAGGTAAAGCTAATGTACGCCCTAAGATGCGCCCCAAGTCTGTAGAAAAACAGGCTAGAATGAAAAAAGTTCGACCTAAAATGCGTCCCGAGATTATGGGTGGAATGGGAGAAAGCACTAGAGGGCAAAACCCTAGAGATGCAATGGGTGAAGAAGGTCTTAAACAAATGTTGCAATCGCAAAATGCCCAAATGCCTGAAAGTATGGGTATGAAATCTGGAGGCAAGATACGCGGTTACGGCAAAGCCCGTGGCGGCAAAGCCTGCAAGATGCGCTAATGCGGAAATACTACAAATCCATTGGGTGTGGTTGTTCTTCTTGTAGCGGCAAAGGCTACAAAAAAGGCGGTACAGTTAAGGATGCGTGTTACAAAAAGGTAAAGGCTTCGTACAAAGTTTTTCCTAGCGCGTATGCAAGTGGCGCTATTGCGAAGTGTAGAAAACGGGGCGGCAAGTAATGGCTGTTCGTAAAACAGCAAAGGGCGCTGCCCTAAAACGCTGGTTCAAAGAGGATTGGAAAGATGTCCGCACAGGCAAAGAGTGTGGTCGGCAGGAGGGCGAGAAACGCGGTACACCGTACTGTAGACCGTCTAAGCGTGTATCTAGCAAGACTCCTAAAACTAGCAGCGAGATGACTAAGGCTGAGAAAAGCAAACGTATAGCGCAGAAAAAACGTTTAGGACAACCTGCGGGAAAACCTAAACGTGTAGCCCCTGCAAAAAGGCGTAAGAAATGACAACATCAGGCACCGCAACGTTTAATATGGACTTTACGGAAATTGCTGAAGAAGCATGGGAACGTGCGGGGCGCGAGCTTCGCAGCGGCTATGATTTACGTACAGCGCGACGATCCATGAATCTTATGACGATTGAGTGGCAGAACCGTGGCATAAATAT